TTACACACTGTTGTAACGATTTTCAATATGAAGGAGAGTATTTATGGCTATAACAGTTTCTCAATCGACCAGTCAGCCTGACTACGAGCAGGTTCCACAAGGTATGCACAAGGCGGTGTGCTACCGCTTCATTGATGCTGGGACTACAGACGATGACTATTCGGGCATCGTGAGCAAAAAGCATAAGTTTTTCCTCTTCTGGGAGCTGCCTGAGTGCAGGACTGCTGACGATCGTCCCATGTCGATTTTTAAGGAGTATACTTTTTCACTTTACGAAGGATCAAAGTTTTATAAGCATTTGACGTCGTGGATGAACCGTCCGCTCAATGAGGCAGAAAAGAAAAGCTTTGATCTTACCTCTGTCCTAGGAAAGGGGTGCAAGGTATCAGTCGGCCTCACATCGGGCGGCAACGCCAAGGTTACTGACGTGCACAATATACCGTCCGCTTTCGATGCAGAGACAGAGGAGCTGCGGCAACTGCCCACACACAACGAGTTGCAGATCTTCGATCTGGATGTATATTGCAAGGAGTACAGCGGCGAGATGTGCCCTGAGTCCAAAGAAATGGTGGACATATTCGATACGCTTCCGCGTTTCATTCAAAACCGTATCAATGGCTCTGAGGACGTGAGCCCAACCATCCCGCCCTGTTACGAGATGCAAGCGGCCCTGGCGAAAGCGAGTAAAGCCGAGGCTGCATCCGCCGTGTCTGAGCCACAGCCTATCGAAAATGACTCGCTACCAGAAGATGACATTCCTTTTTAAAGAGCTGAAGATGGGTAGCAAAATTACGTCAATTGGAGATTTGGTGGATAAATATAACAATGTGAATGCACCGGCTCACTACAACAAAAACGGTGAAATTGAGTGCATTGACGCTATCAAGGAAGTGCTAGGTCAAGAGGGCTTCGAGTCGTACTTGCAAGGTCAAATCGTCAAGTATATCTGGAGGTCTGATGTAAAAGGCGGTGCTGAGGATATTCGCAAATTAATCTGGTACGCAAGGCGTTTGCTGGCGGAAATTGATGGCGAAAGTTAAGTTTGAATGCGATTTGGATGCTGGAGAGACGCTCATCATTTCGGCGTCTCTCGAGGAGGGCGTCTTCATGTATTACCCCGACGAGGACACCAAAGAAGAACCTGAGGGAGAAGACTCAGAGCCGATCGGTGAGTTCAAGGGCCTTGGCCCAGTGTTTCGCAAAATTAAAAGGTCTACTCACTGATGGACTTTAAGCCTGGTGTCTACGAGGACTTGTCGTATGACGAGTACGATTCTATCAAAGCCTGGCGATCTCACGATCTCACGCAGCTGATCCGCTGTCCGTACACCTGGAAGTTCAAGCGAGACATCTCTGAATCGCCGGCGCTCCTTGAGGGCCGAGTGCAGCACACAATTTTCTGTGAGCTTCACAAATTTGATGAAGAGTTTGCGATTGAGCCGGCCGTTGATCGACGCACGAAGGTGGGCAAAGAGGCGTATGCTAAGTGGCTTGAGGATCTAGGTGTGCGGACTCCGATCAAGGAGGATTTGTACAACATCTGTATAGAAAGGCGACATGTACTCTCAGACTACATACCGAAGGACCAGGACAAGGTTGAGCTGGTCATTTGCTGGGAATGGCACGGACAGCCCTGTAAGGGGCGGATGGACTGGTATGACGGCAAGGACGTCTGGGATCTCAAGACGTGTCGCGATGCGTCACCTCGGGGCTTCAAGAGCGCAATCAACAACTTTTTGTATTATCAGCAGGCAGCGTTTTACTTGACCGGCGCCCGGGCAGTTGGCTTGACAGCAGAGCAGTTTTTTTTCTTGGCAGTTGAGAAAGCACACCCTTACCCGTTCAACGTCTACACTTTGAGCGAGGAGGCGATAGCGTATGGTGAAGCTAGGAACGAGCAGGCGCTTTCAATCGGCCTGGAATGCCAACGCACGGATGAATGGCTACCCTACGGATCCTCAGAGACATGTATCGAATTCGACATACACGATTTATACTAATGGCGAGAGGTCGGTTCCCTCTCTTTGCCCCGGCGCCAAAAAAAATCTCCTAGGCCCGGGGCTTTTTTATGAACCTCAAAGACCTGATGACGCCAGAAGAACGTGCCCGTGAAGAGCAGTGGGCAAAAGAAATCAAGTACTATGCTGCGCGTTATGCCTGGTCACGACGGACTAAGAAAACCCGCAAAGGCGGCACTTGGGCAGATTGGTTTCAGAAAAAGTTTGGGGAATCGCTCAATGAATTTGCCGAGCGTCATCGGAAGGATCGAGCTGAAGAACCTCCGAGTAACGAATGATTTCCAGCGGCGTCTCGTGATCTTGGACCTTGCTGTATTCGATCACTGCCAAGTCCGGCATGATTGCGACGTCTGCCTTGTATCGCCGGCACGTTGAGATAGCGCATTCGATACTGAATTGCGCCTCAATCACCAGCTCATCTGCTAAAAATGTCATACGATGTTACCTGCCGTCTTATGCCACCACATGCAGCGAATGTGCTCTTGATAAATTTCTGATTTGCTCTGGCCGTGATAGGCGACTCCTAGGTGCTCATCGATTAACAGATCATTCAGACTTACCTTCATGTCGGGCCACCAAACCTCTGCTAAGAGCCTTCCAAATTTTCCCTTGCCGTCTTTGTGGCTGATGATGATACAGTCTTTGCCCTTTTCTTTGACCGTGTCTTTGACAAACTTAGTGGCCAACTGCCCCAGCTTCTTGAGATCTGGCATTTCCCTGTAGCCTCTTTTCTCCGCACAATCGACCCCCAACAACCGCAGCTGCTGAGATATGGCCACTGAGAATCCAAGCTGTAGCGTTACCTCTAGGCTGTCGCCATCAATGCAGCGGTCTATTCGGGCGGCGTACTGGTACGTTGGTCCCACTCTCGCTCCTCCTTGAAAGCGTCAAAGCAATCCTGCTCCTCTGGCTCAGGATCCTCATAGTCAGGGCAGTTGGGGTGATGATACCCCACACGGCCACACTCGCTGCACATTATTTTCACTTGCACTCCTCCGCAGCAGATTGCCGGTAGTCAGGCCAGCCAAACTGCCCACCCGATTGTCGATGCTTTGCCACCTGATCGCAATAAATCTGCTGTTGGCTTAGTTCCTCTTGGTAGTCTGACTCCCCAACCAATCCTAAGAGCACTGCGATTATTGCCACCACAATTACTGCCCAAATCCCTTCATGTATCTCGTTCATCATCAATTGTCTCCCTGTATATCTTCTACATGCTGTATTCGTTCACCGATCCAACGCATGACCGGCACGGCCATTGAGTTGCCCAGCGCCTTGTACCTTGGGCCGTCTGGGCAGTTCTCTGCTGGCTTATTTCGGTAGCTGATCATGGTGTAATCGTCCGGAAAGCCTTGCAGCCGCTCATATTCTCGCGGTGTCAGCCTTCTGACGCTCAAGCCTTGGCGCAAATGGGTTGTCTGCTTCATGCCTGGGGCTGCAGACAAAGCGCCTGAGTACGGCATTTCTCTTACTTCCTCGCGCGAATTTTGAGCGAAGCCAGCCGTGGGAACTGATCCTGCTCCGCCTTGCGAAAATATCTCTTGATCTGAATAGCCTGGCGATCCTGACACGCTCGCACCAGAATTGAGAGTTGGGTGGGGATTGTCCAGCGTATCCCAATGCGAGCTATGAGCAACCGCTTGTCCGTTCGTAGAGTCCAGGGTGTAGGCGGTCTCTTCTGAGACGCCGCGACCGTTTGCGTTGGTATTGGCAGTCTGTAGCGCCACGGCCATAGGATCAGACGCCCTCAACGATGGGGATACCTTTTCTCCTGCTGCGTGTGCATCGCCACCCCCAGCGGTTGATTGAAAAGCCAGCGGCGTCTGTCCCTCGTTCGCCTCTGTGTTGATGCCTTTACTCATGCGGCTTGTCAGTGTGTTAGCGGTGTCCGGTAGATCAACCAGCACCAGTGGGGTTCCTCTACCCGTGCCATCTTCACTCGCATCGAAGCCCTCACCTCGCAGTGTGTGAGCAGTTCCGATAGGTATCATGGCTTCCGCTTCTACTCGCTCGTTCCCTGTGCTACTAA